TGTCACACAACACGCAGAGCGCAATGCAAAGGACGCAAGGCGTTACGAGATCGTTCGAGGCCGGATGGAGCAGCAGCCCCAGGGCAGATGGCGCGTGTGGGATGCGCCGACAGCGGCTACGGACTATGTGGTGTTCCTGGATCCGTCCTACGGCACGGGCAGCGCGAATGCGGCGGCGTGTGTGATGAACGCGGAGACCAGGACTGTGGTGGCGGAGTTCGTTGATCCGAACATCGCACCGTATGACCTGGCGCTCGAAGTTGCACAGGCTTGCCGGAAAGTGTGGCGCGGTCGCCGGGCTCCCCTTGTGGGATGGGAGACCAACGGCCCTGGCGCTGCGTTGCAGCATGACTTCGAGCGGGCGGGTTACACCAACATCTTCCGGCAGCGGGTGGACGGCACGAAGGACGAGAAGCGCACCATGCGGATCGGTTGGACAAGCACGAAGCGCAACAAGCGGGCATTGCTTGGCAATCTTGCAAGGTGTCTTGCCCAGGGCGAGGTGACAACGCCTAGCCAAGAGTGCCTGGACGAGATGTTGGAGTATGTGGTACTTGACGATGGCAGCATCGAAGCGGGGTCGCGCCGGGACGAAGCAAGCGGTGCGCGGGAATCGCACGGTGACCGCGTGATCGCGTTTGCCGGGGCGCTGATGCTGTGCGATGAAATCGGTGCGGCAGTACCCGAAGAACAGGTCTTCGGGACCGACACCCTGGGTTCGATCCTCAAACATGACGAGGTGCTGAATGGCTAGGAAGAAGGGGCCAAGCCTGGCGGTTGGTCGCGGCGAGAAACTTCCCGTTTCCAAGGGAGCGGGGCTGACTGCAAAGGGCCGTGCCAGGTACAACAATGCGACCGGGAGCAATCTGAAGGCTCCCACGAAGGACAAGGACAATCCGCGCCACAAGTCGTTCTGCGCTCGTTCCAGGTCATGGAGCGGTGAGCGCGGCAAGGCCGCACGAAAGCGATGGGGTTGCTGACATGGCGAAGAACTCTCTTGTCGGAAACATCAACAGGCGAAAGCGCCTTGGGATCTCGCGCCCCAAGTCGAAGTCAACCGTGAGCGCGAAGTCTTATTCCGCCATGAAGCGCGGATGGAAGGGCAAGTGATGCCGAAGGTCGGAAAGAAGTCGTTCCCGTACACCGCGAAGGGCAAGAAGGCCGCTGCCTCCTATGCCAAGAAGACGGGCAAGGCAATGAAGAAGGCGAAGGGATACTGATGCCTTTCAAGAGCAAGGCGCAGCAGCGCATGATGTTCGCGCAGAATCCCGTGATTGCGAAGCGTTTCGCGAAGGAGACTCCGAACATGAAGTCCCTTCCGAATCGCGTTGCGAAGAAGACCGCACGGAAGGCAACCAGGAAGGGAGGCAAGCGATGAAGAACGGCAAGAAGAAGGGCGGCAAGAAGTGCTGATCCGCTGCAACGGAAATGTGCTGATCCCGCTGTCCGCAATCGACAAGTGCGTGGACAAGCAGGACTGCATCATTGTGTATGTCGATGACGAAACCCACTACGCAACGGGAGAGGACGCGGAGGTAATCCGGTCGCTCGTTGCACAGAAGCCGCAGAAGGCGGCGAAGGAGCAGAGCAATGTACGGAAAGAAGAGCAAGTCGCACGGGGCTTCCCGTCCATCCCGGTCAAGCGGTAAGGCCACTTCCCGGCGAGGGAACGGCGGTCATGCCGGGGGCGGCATGGGCGGTGGAATGGGTGGCGGCATGAAGGGTGGCATGAAGGGCGGCTTCCACCGCAAGGGAGTTCGCTGACCATGCTCAAACTTGATCTGCATTCGCTGATGCGCGAGGTCGAAGCGGCGGAGGACTTCCGCGACCAGCATCTGACGGAGTGGCGAAGGCTGATTGAGCGATTCCACGGTCCCGCTTACCGTGCAATCGACACCCATGAGGACGATCCGGAGAACTTCGTGCATGAGTATGTGGCGCTGATCCTGCCGCGAATCGTGCATGACTCTCCGAAGATCCGCGTGAAGAGCGCCCGCCCCGTGTCGCAGTCGTTGAGCGCAACTTCATTGCAGATTGCGATGAACCGTTGGTGCAAGATGACGAAGGTTCGCAACACCCTGGAGCGGATCGCAACGGATATGTTGCTTGGTCACGGCGTTGCCATGACGGTGAGCGAACCTCGCGCCGGGTACAAGGCGATGGACGGCGAGGAGCCGAACCTTCCCCGCGTGTACAGGATCAGCCCGGACAGGTTCTTCATTGACCCTGCCGCTACGAGCATGGAGGAGGCCCGCTACATGGGGCATTGCTGGATCGTTGACCGTGACGATCTGCTTGCCCAGGCAGAGCGCGAGGATGGTTGGGACGCAGAGGTCATCAACCGCGTTGCCGACAACAGCGGCGTTGACGAGGTCCGCGAGGGATTCTCAAGCAAGCGGGAGATTCCTGACCGCAAGGAACTTGTGGTGTACGAGGTGTTCGTGCCGGAAACGCTCGAAGAGCATGAGGATGCCCAGGAGATGGACGGGATGCTCAATCTCCGGGTGCTGAACGGCACGATCTACACCATGCTGAAGGGGCAGAGTGCTGACGGAAAGAAGTCCGATGCGGGCTTCGCCAGGAAGCCTCGCCCGTACTTTGGTCCTCGAACTGGCCCGTACACGATGTTCGGCGCGTACACGGTTCCTGATGACCCGTATCCGCTGTCTCCGCTGACTGCCCTGGTTCCGCAGATGGACGATGTGAACAACCATCTTCGTTCGATGCGGTACAGCGCGAGTGCGTACAAGCGGCTGATTGCGGTGGACAGCCGCAATGCCAAGATGGCCCAGGACATTCGCGACAAGGATGACCTGTATGTGGTACTTGCTGACGGCATTGACCCAAGCCAGATCGTTCCTGTTGAGATCGGCGGCATCACTCCGCAGCAAGTTCAGTACGCGGGTATGGCCCAGGACCGCCTGGACCGGGTTTCGGGCATCCATGACGCGATGCGCGGGAACATCTCCGGTACGCCGACCGCTACCGAAATCAGCATTGCGGAAAGTGCGTCCGGGATGCGTCTTGCCCACATCAAGAGGCAGTTCCAGGAGTGCGTGAACGAGATCATGCGGAATGTCGCCTGGTTCATGTTCCACGACTACAAGGTCAATTTCCCCCTTGGCGAGGAGGGAATCATGGCCCTGGGAGAGCCGGAGCCGCTGTTCCGTGCCACGGCGATGATTGGGCTGTTCGATGACATGGACATCGACATTGACGCGATGAGCATGGAGCGCGTGAGCGATGTCGTGCTTCAGCGCCGGACGATGGAGATGCTCAATCTGATCGGGACGATCTCGCAGCAGATGGTTGTCGCCCCTCATGTCAAGTGGAACGAGGTGCTGTCGATGGTTGGCGATGCCCTCAACATCCCCAACTTCGCTGACATCATCGACAGGCCGAAGGCCGCACAGATGCAGCAGAATGCAGCACAGATGCCACAAGTGGCTGTTCCGCAGGAGCGCAACGGAATGGCACAAATTCTTTCGCGCAACAAGGGAACCTGACAATGCCTAGTTATGCTTTCGTTGACGAGGCCACGGGAGAGTCCTGCGAATTCGTTTTCGCGATGAAGGATGCTCCCGCAATCGGCACAACCGTCACAGTTGATGGCCGGGAATGGACTCGCGTAATCAGCGACTTCCAGGTTGATCCGGCTACCAACAGATCACAGTACCCCTATGTGTCGAACGCCCTTCCTCGAAACCTCGAAGGGTGCAAGACAAACAGACAGGGTAAGCCAGTAATCATGTCTCGCCGCCATGAGCGCAATGTCATGGCAAAGTTCGGATACGCAAAGGACTAGGACACCATGAGTGAACCCGAAACCCAGGAAGAGATCGTCACGGAACAAGTTCCGCAGCAGACCGAAACCCAGGCACCTGTCCGCGATGCGGACGATGAGGTCCTGGACAGGCTGTTTGCAGATGACGATGCGCCGGAAGAGGCGCAGATTCCCGCAAGGGAGTCTGCTGCTCCATCGCCCACGAAGACCGTGAGCAAGGAGCGTGAGCGGGCAATTTCCATTCTCAAGCGAGATGGAGTTCCCGATGAGGTCATCGAAACCGCCAACGACACAACCCTCCAGGCGTGGGCCGACAAGGCCGCGAAGCGCCAGAAGGATGTCGATGGGTACGGTAAGAAGATGGCCGATCTTGAGAAGCAGTTGAAGGCACCGAAGTCGAAGGAGCCCGCCGGAGCCGATGATGTCATGGAGGATGACCGCGATGACGCGGAACCGTCCCTTGACAGCACGGACGGTTCTGCGGAGGATCCCTGGCACTCCGTGCAGGAACTGCTTGGCGAGGATGCTGTGAAGCCCATTCGGGCCATGCAGTCAGAACTTGCCGAACTTCGCAAGTGGCAGTCTGCCGCTGCGGAGCAATCGTTGCTGTCCCAGGTTGATGCAGCCGATGCGTACTTCCGTTCGCAGTACGGGGATGGTTCCCCGGAGCGCGATGCGGTGGTCGCGGAGATGAATCGTCTTGGGACGGAGAAACCCGGTACTTACCTATCCGTCATGCACCTTGCCGAAGAGGCTTACGCCAACCTGGCTGGCAAGAGGAAGTCCAACGCTGAACGGCGAAAGTCGTTCGGTCAGCCCACCGTTGCGCGAGGTGTCTCGCGCAGCGAACGGCCCCGAACGCCCGTTGACGCGGAGGACGCGATCCTTGATGCCATCCTGGACGGGAAGTCCCGCGATGAGGCCATGCGACTAATCAGAAAGTGAATTCACAATGCCTGGAACTCCTATCCAGACCTTCAACGACTTCATGGCGGCTACTGGTCCCACCTACCTGACCAGCGCCGATGCAGTCATCAACGAGGCCGTCAAGAACACCTACGCCTTCTCCCGTCTTCTCAAGGACAAGACGAGCGAGGCAACCGTCCAGGGCGGAAACGAGATTCGCGATGTCGTGATGTTCGATGACTCCGCGACCTACGACCACTACCTCCCGAACGACACCTTCAACTGGCGCAACGCCCAGGTGCTTGACACGATCAAGTGTCCGTGGCGGTTCAGCCTTGACCACATGGCCTGGACGGACCATGAGGTCGAACTGAACGCCGGAGAGGGCGCTGGCCGCGACTATGTGAAGTCGCAGTACAAGCGCCTCAAGCGCCAGAAGGAGCAGCGGATGTGGACCTCGCTGCTGAACGGCTTCGAGAACGACCTGTGGGCCTCGCCCTTCAATCAGTCCTCGGAGATGGAGGGCGCTGGCGGCAAGTTGCCGTACTCGCTCCCGTGCTTCATCACGGAGGTCGTTGACTTCAACAACGCCTCCCTGGGCGGTCCCCGTGGCGGTGCGCCGCTCGGCTGGTCCTCGGTGATGCAGTTGGGCCAGAACTCCACGGCTGGCACGACTACTGGCGAGATCCGCTGGACGAACCAGATTTCGTACTACAACTCCACCACCGCTGGTACCGGAACTAGTGCGAACGCTGCCCGCGTCACGAAGACGGGCAACGACTTCCAGAAGGACGCTTCGGCTACTGGCTACAGCGCGACCACCGGAGGTCTGATGACGGCGTTTGACGAGATGTTCCTGAAGTGCGAGTTCACCCCGCCCAGCACGAAGCAGGAATACTTCGAGAAGGCCGCGCTCAATCGGCAGATGATCCTCTGCTCTCGTCTTGGCATCAACCAGTACAAGCAATGCCTTCGCGCTTTCAACGACACCCTGGTCTCGTACCAGGATGCCGCCTACGGCGCTCCGGCATTCAGCGGCATCGAACTGATGTACTGCTCGAACCTGGACAACGCCGCGATTTTCCCCGGTGGCGCAACGCGAACTACCGGAACTGGCGTTCTTTCTGGAGACTGCTCCACGACCACGGGACAAACGGAATCCGCAGCAACCGATGCGGGCGCTCGGTACTACTGGGTCAACGGCAACTACCTGACCCCGATCTACCACTCGCGGCGTTTCTTCACCAAGCATGAGGTGATGAAGCACCCGAATCAGCCCTTCACCTATGTCCAGGTGGTTGACTGCTGGTGGAACCTGTTCTGCAACTCCCGCCAGCGTCACGGCATCGTTGCCCCGCTGGCCCGCGATCTCTGATCCCTGATCCAAGAAAGGACAAACTTCAATGATCTTTGCACCTACTGCTGGCCCCTACGGCCTTCAGACGCACACGCACACGGCCCGGATGATCAACCGCAACGGCAGCGCCCTCGCTATCGGTGATGTGGTCCAGACCTCCTGGGAACACACGGGTGCTTCCACCTACTTCACCACCACTCCGACTACTGACGCTGATCTTCGCAAGAACCCGCTTGCTTGCGTGGTGAAGATTGACGCAGTTGCCCAGGACGATGTGGTGGCTGCTTGCTTCGTTGGTGTCGTTACCGACATCGGCAACTACGGTGGCGCTGACGGTACGGAAGTCCAGGTAAGTTTTGGAACAATCGTTTCTTGCAATGTCAAGGCACTTACTGCCGCGATTGTGTTTGGTTCGGCTCTTTACGCTGGTGATTCGACCATCAGCCCGTCTACCGTTGGTCTTCTGACCAATGCTGACGGAAGTACTGCGCCGGATACCACGATTGCGTATGCACTTGGTGGTGTTGCCATTGATGCAACCTCCTTGATCCCGGTGATGTTCCTGCCGCAGCCGATTGCCATCTGACCTGACGCAACTCATCAAACCGCTTGGGGGGGAAACCCCCCAAGCGGATTTCCATGCCGACTTTCCTGGAAGCCAAGAACCACGCAGTCCTGGCCGTAGGCGGATACCCGTCCCTCGCCCCAGGTCAGACTCGCAACCAGCGCCTGGCGGAAATCGTCAACCAGGCCGGGAACTACTTGTTTAGTCGCCCCTGGCGGTTCAGGGAGCGAACGAGCAAGTACCTGTCCCTGGTTGCGAACCAGAACTACCTGGCCCTGCCGTCTGACGCAGAGGAGTTGCTGTCCATCATCTCCCTGGAATCCCTTGGGTATCTGATTGAGATGGTTACCCCGGATCACATGGAGCAACTCCGGCAACTTGGCCTGACCATGACCGGGCCTGGAGTGACCCATGCGGTCTTCTCCAGGACTCCACCCGAAGACGGATCTGCCCTTCCTGCGGTTCGCCTTGATATCTACCCGACCCCAACGGCAGCAGTCTCCGAAGCGATTGCCATTCGCTATCGCGCCGGGTGGGTCAACATCGCTGAAAATGCCGCAGACTCCTGGGAGATCCCGATTCCCAAGTACTGCGATGCGCTGTTCATCGCGTATTGCCGGGCGTTTGCCCAGGCATACGAGGACGAGGGGCTGTCGTTGCGGTTGTCGGAGATCGACAACGGCCCCCTTCTCGCCACCTCCAGTACCAAGGACGGGCTGTTGCAGCGCGACCTTGGCCGCATCCGCCCGTCACGCAGCCCCGTCCAGGTCAACTGGACCCGGCCTGACTACGGGTATGTCCAGAACCCGAACTGACCATGAACTACAAAGGCCAATACAGCGACACCCTGATGTACGCCCCAGGCGATGTGGTTACCTGGCTGGGCAGTTCGTTCGTTGCACTTCGGATGAATCAATCGGTTCTTCCGAACACCAGCGGGATGTGGGCGATGATCGCCGCTGCCGGGCGGGCGGGTGATCCAGGCAAGGATGGGCGTAGCGGTCAGGACGGCGCTGTTGGGCCTGGGGTTGCCCCAGGAGGCATTGCTGGACAGGTCCTGGTCAAGAGCGGTACTGGCGAGTACGACACGGCCTGGAGGGATTACAGCCCGTCTGCCATCGGCGCTGCTAGGGCATCTCACCAGCACAGCATGGAAGACATTGCTGCCCTGACCGACATCGTGGGAGGCAAGGCAAACAAGAGCCATACCCACCCGTGCGACCAGATCAGCGACCTCGAAGATCGCTTGAAGGCGTTTGCCCTGATGAGCCACGGCCATTCTGGGGCAGACATCCGTGGTGGCAATGTTGATGTTGATGTTGTTGAAACTGCCATCATCAATATTGATGCAACCACAATTACGGAATCTGCAATCGACAGCAAGATCCCGATGCGGCACAGCATCAACGGTGTCCCTGAACTAATCATCAATCAGGGATCTGTCAGAATCTCCAACACGGCAACTGTTGGATCAATCGTAATTCGCGGTGGGCGACCAACATCTAGCACCGCAAATGGAATGCAGGGCGAAGTTCGCGTTTCGGACACGCATCTGTATGTTTGCGTAGAAAACAACAAGTGGAAGCGGATTCCGCTCCAGGATTGGTAACAAATGTCCATTGTTCAATCATTGTCCGGACTACAGGGAACTGTGTCG